CCTTTAGATTTTTTAAGCACTGTCCACATTCATCAGAAAATTTTTTGTTCTGATCATCTAATCCAAATCTCTCTTCATAAGCCAATTCATCGTCTAATTCATGCTCAATATCAGATAAGTACTGCATACGCTGTTCATCATCATCACAATTTTTCATTAACACAAGCATATTTCGTATACACCTAATTCTCCTTTTTAAATTACGAATATACGCAACGCCTTCTCTCTTGTCATCCTGTTTGCGATAATACTTTGTTACCAACCATCCACTAAACCCTCCAGACAGACCTCCTGTCACCAATCCAATGATAAGATCATATATTATTGAACACATCTCCTTCACTCTCCTTTCACCGCTATTATACGATAAAAGAGAATAATTTTAAACGAGATTTTACGCTCTTCCCACCACCAATACCGAACGCACCCTGCGGTTCTCACCACGCACAATCTTCTTTGACTAATCCTATGACTAATCAATGACTAGCCTAAGACTAAATTGCGGCTTTACCCTGCCGCCGGGAGATATTGGATCACCGAACCTTTCTTTTCAGAATCCTGCCCATGCAAAAACTCCTTTCAGACAATCCTCTCTGTCTTTCCATGTCCTCGATGTTCCATTTGATGAATGGGCGCTCTGCCCTTCTGCTCCAATCTGGTTATAATCGTATAGAGCCAGTCCACGGATATTCGAGTAAAGTACACCAAGGTCTTTCTGAATGTCCTCCTCGGTGAAGTGCGACGGATAACTCCGCCGGTTCCTCACCTCCCGGACAGCATTTTTCACTTTCACAAGCATAGCCGACTTATCATTCTCTTTTGTTAGATTCAGTTCAGACACCAAATCCGCATATACTTCACCCTGAATATCCATGATCTATCACTCCTATGAATCTTTCGCTGTTACCGTGGCAATTCCGGCTTTCACAGCTCCGTATGATTCATCACACTCTACGATCAGAATCTTCTTGCCTGTTTCTGCTGTGATTTCATCTTCGCCGTTCCATGCACTGTACATCCGTACGTTTGCTCCGTATTCCGGAATGGTCACATTGTTTCCTACCTTATAGCGGTAAGAATTTCCTTCCGTAAGTTCCGGATCAACAGTGATTGCTGTTTTTCCCATTTCTGAAGCACTTGCACCACTTGTTACATCCAGTTCTCCGATTTCACCATCTGTAGCATCATCTACAGTTCCTGTTTCCAGAAGGTACACAGAATCCATTCTTTCATAAGACGGAAGAAGTGTTTCCGCAACAACCGTCATTGTCTGCATAGTGGAATCATATGTAGTAACTACTGCGACAGCCACACCAGACGGAAGAATCGTCACATCAATATCCTTCGCTTCCATCTTCGCCAGTTCTTCCGGAGTCATACCAAACCATGTGTTTCCGAGATTTCCTTCAGGTACAAATGTCACAAATCCATCTGGCACAAACGGATGTGTAACCCCTGCTTCATCCTTGTATTTTTTCTTGTATACAACAACTTCCACACCCGGATGCAGGTCGGAAATCAGGTTCTTCACAAGCTGGCTTGTCATATAAACATTTGCAGTTGGATTCTGCGCAAGAATCGCCTGCTGTACCTGCTTGCAGTTCTTCAGAAGCGTAAGCTCTGCCTGGGACATTACCAGGTATTTAATCGGCTCATTTGCATCCTCGATGATTTTCGCAATATCATCAAGAGGTTTCGCCGTCTCTGGATTCGCCCACAGTCTTGTCCCACTCAAAACCTTTCTGTTGTTCTTCGCCCACTGACCATCAGCATCATAATTATACTGATACACCACTCCATCACTGGAAATGTAGATAGATGGGCCGTCAGCCTCTGGGAACAGGAGCTGCATCCTCATTCTTTCAGGAACAACATTTGCACCATCCACCAGTGTCTTTGTGTCATT